CTAAATTCCTGCGGCTTTTTTCTGCTTCGCTGTGGCCTGCCCTTTGGGGGCAATCAGATCGCCGAAGCGGTCAAAAGTTTGATCTGCCTTGGCCTCTGCTTCGGCAATGACGTGGGCGTAAATATTGGCCGTCGTGCTGGTCTGCGCATGGCCGAGCTTGTGAGATACGACCACCAGCGGCGTACCGTCTGCGATCATCAGGCTGGCGTATGTGTGCCGCAGGGAATGGATCGTCACCTTCGGCAGGCCGGTGCGCTTCACGAAGTCGGTGAACCAGTTCGTCACGGTGTCCGGAAAAAGCGGCTTGCCCTCCTCTGTGGTAAAGATGCGCCCATCGGTATCACGCCAGGCATCCCCCAGCAGTTCCCGCTGGGCGTCCTGCCATTGCTTATACTCCAGGAGAAGCAGGATGGCCGTGCGCGAGATCCGCAGTGGCCGCTCGCTGGTGGCTGTCTTCGGGGTGTCGGCATAGCAGCCCTCTGTCGGCAGATAGTTCCACGTCTGCCGGATGTAGAGCAGCTGCTTATCCAGATCCACGTCGCACCAGCGCAGGCCCAGGAACTCTGCCCGGCGCAGGCCGGAGAGCAGGTCAAAGGTGATCACCGTCCTCCAAAGGATCTTCTCCTCCTGAAGCAGCTCCAACAGACGGCGGGCGTCCGGCTCATCCAGATAAGCTGCCTTCCTGTGGGCGATGCTGGGTAGATCGGCCCGCTCGGCCGGATTTCTCTCGATGTACTTCCACTTCACTGCACGGTATAGGACAGCGGAAAGCGTGCGGTGGTAGGTGTGGATGGTGCCGGGCTTCAGCGGCGTATCATCGTGCTGCCGGACAAAGAGCTTGTTGTAGGGAACATTCAGTTTCTCGCAGATCTGCTCGGCGCAGTTCTGGGCGATCCCACGGCCATTCTTCAGCTGAGAGAAGCACCAAATCGACACGCCGGTCTGCCGGGACAGTTCTGCCTTGCAGGTCTTGCACTCCTTCATCCAGGCGGCGAAGTCCACCTTCGGCATCGCCTTACAGCGGTTCCGCATGCCTTCCTCCTGCAGGTTGGCGTAGAAAGACGCGATGTGCCCGGGCTTCAGGTCCTTCAGCTTGATATGGCCGAGGGCCTGATTGATGACCTTCATCGTCTGCTCGTAGCTGAAGGCAGTCTTTTTCTTCAGGTTCGGCCGAGCATACTGCTCCAGAAAGATCTTCGTAAAATCCACCAGCCGGATGTTGCCGTTCTGGGTCAGCTGGTGGCGCACCCGCTCCTCAAAGAGCGTGGCCTCCCTGTTCAGGGCCTTCTCGATCTGCCGCTTCGTCATCCCTGGCTCTGGCGCCCACGTCATCTTCTCGCGGATCTGCTTGCCGTTGATGTCGTACCCATTGGACACGATGATCCGGTAGCTCTCGCCTCTCTTTTCAATTGTGGCCATAATTTGATAAAACCTCTCTTTCCATTCTTGCCAACCCAGCTTTTCCTGTGGTAGAATGGAAAGGCAAAGTTGGCGTCTTTTTGGTTGTGGCCATTCTGGCGTTGTATCTTCTTTCGTGGTGGATTGCAGATATGTGCTTTGCATCGGCCGTCTCGGGGGTGGTAGCCCGGGACGGCTTTTCTCTTGCTTTTGCCGCCCCCCGGGCGGTTTATTTTTTGCGGAAATCGACCTCAATCACCCGATCCGAGAGCCGCCGCGCAGAAGATCGTCCAAATCTTCCACATAAGGATCCAGCGCGGTATCCACGATGTTGCGGATAGGCTGCTCGGCCTTCAGGTAAGCGTGGAGGAGAAGGGTGACCTTTTCGGCCTGGCGGCTGTCGAGATGGTCAACCGTGGAGATGATATCGGTCAGGGACAAAGCAACGTCCCGCTCCAAGGTTTTATAGTACAGCAGGGTGGCTCTCTTTTTATCGTCGCAGCTGTAGGTGGAATGGATGCTGTGCTCTGTGCCATAGGTTCGGCGCAGCTCCTCCACCGCCGCCGTGCGGCCACTCTTATTGTCTTCGGCGATGGAAGCCAAAAGTTCAGAATAAACCCGTTCCATGGGGGCGTCATAGCCCATAAGCCAGGCCTCGTTTACATTGAGTGCCTGTGCAATAGCATAGACTGCATCCTGCTTTGCTTCCCAGTCACCCTTTGCATATCTTGTGATGCTGGATTTGCTAAGTCCAGAAAGTCTAGCAAGCTCAGCTTTTGTTATTTGCCTATGTTCAAGAGCCATATTTAGACGATTTGCAAAGGTTGACGGTTTCTCCATTATATGATCCTCCACTTCTTTGTTAGCGTTATTATAAACGTGCAGTTGCGAAAAATCAATACCGTTTTCTAAAAATTTAGTTTTATCAACATTTGGTATTGACATTTGAAAATTATTGGGTTATATTGGGCTTACCCCGTTAGTTGCGATTTATCAACTCAGAAAGGAAGATGAACTGATGCCTACAATGGACTATTCAAAACTGTGCGGTCGTATTAAGGAATGTGGCTATACACAAAAAAGTCTCGCTAAAGTCATTGAAATTAGCGAGAGCCATTTCTGCCAGAAACTCTCTGGTAAGTATCCATTCACGCAGAAGGAGATTGACAAGATCTGTGATGCGCTTAAAATTTCCGTCGATGAAATTGGCGCCTTCTTTTTTTCTCCTGAAAGTTGAGATTTATCAACTTTCGCATGAGTGTGAGATTTAAGAAAGGAGAACAACATGACCGGAAGAATTATCATCACCGGAATTTCGGATACCGAAAAAGCGGCCAAGGAAATTCTCGAGCACATCCAGGCTATCAAAGATATCCAGCGCAGGATGGTCTGGTTCGGATCCGATATTCAGATTGTGCTGGACAGCAAGGAAGAAGCCGCCAGCGGCAACTGACGGCTTCCTGCTGATTAACGGTTTGATTCAAGGTACTTAATGATCTCTTTCCGGAATTCATCCAGCGCGTAGAAGGTCTGTCTTGATAACTGAGCAATGTCCCCGCCGGTAACAGGTTCATTGCTGTAGTCATCATATTCGCTACGCATTTCGCTGGAGAAATCCTCTAACACCAACGTCAAACGCTGGTCCAGCTCTTTAATCGTCATATACTCACCCCCTTTCTGCCGCCAGTCTACCACACAGGCCCGGAGAGGGCAATCCACCACGAAAGGAGATAACCCATGCCCAGAATGAGAACCGCAGCCAAGGCGCATGAGCTGATCTTGGAGCAGGATCCCGAGAGTGAGATCACCCTTCACTACATAAGACAGCTTATCGCCACCGGCGCCATCCCTGTCGTCCATGTTGGGCGCAAGAAACTGGTCGATGTGGATCAGCTCATCGCATATCTCGCCGCAGGGACAGACGGGCCGCCTACCACCGCGCCCGTTACCCGATATGGCCATCTTAGGAGGATCGACCTATGAAGCGACTGACACGAGAAGAACGCCGGCGCATCCAGCGCCGATCGGCAAATCTCAAATTTCTGATCTTTTTACTGATCGTCCTGTCGCTGGGCTTCGCCCTCGGCTACACCGTTGCGCACGCCCAGGACTGCGCAGATCAGTCCACAGAGCAAGAGGTACCCCAGGATATTCTTGCTACTGAAACGCCGCAGGATGCCGCAGAGAGGCCCGCTGAGGACCATTCCAGTGTTGCAGATCTGGAACTGATCGGCACCTTCACCGCTACGGCCTATTGCCCCTGTGTCAAGTGCTGCGGGATCTGGTCGGCCGAGCATCCGAGCCGTGATGCTGATTATGCGCAGCGGACAAGCTCCGGCACGATCCCCGAGGAAGGGCGCACGATATCGGCCGATTGGGATGTGCTTCCCAAAGGAAGTGAAGTTGTGATCAACGGCCATCCGTACATCGTTGAAGATACCGGCGGCGCTATCAAGGGCCACCGTATCGATATCTACTTTGAGAGCCACGAAGCCGCTCTGGAGTTCGGAGTTCAAGAGGTAGATATATATCGTGAGAAGGCCGTCTAAATACCTCAGATTCTTCCTGCCTTCTGCCGGGTGTCCTCCTGACTTCCCGGGATGCCCTCTCTTTGAGCCGGCCCCGCCAGTCCTTTGACATACGGCGGGCTCCCGGCAGAGGGCAGGACAAAAAAGTAAGAAAGGATGATCCACCATGAAAATCCGCATGAGCTACCGCAACGAGACCAAGACCTGTTACCGCTTCGAGCGGCGTGATGATGCCGGAAACCTTATCACGCTGTATTTGAAGAAAAGTGACATCCAGGAAGCCGGTATTGATCCCAAGAAGGGCATCGATGTCACGATTGAAGAAGCAAAGTAAGGAGGACATATCATGAATACCACATTCACCATCAATGTGCAGGGCGAGATCCGTCTGCCGGACATTGCTCTGCTGGCTCAGGCGCTGATGGGCAGGCCCCAGCCTGAATCCATGACCGCACCCCGGCCCACCGCACCGACCCCTGCCCCGCAGCCCGCTGTAAACCCTACCCCTGCCGCTGTAATCCCGCAGACCGCTGCTCCAACTGCCCCTTCTGCACCTGCCCCTTCCCCTGCGATCCCCATGACACCTGTTACGGAAGCGCCGAAGTATTCCATCGATGATATCGCCCGCGCCGGTGCGGAGCTGGCTCAGCAGGGTCCAGACAAGATCGCTGCGCTGACCGGCCTGCTTCAGCAGTTCGGCCTTCAGGCCGTCACGCAGCTCCGCACGGAGCAGATGGGGCCCTTTGTACTGGCGATGAGAGGAATGGGGGCGCGGATCTGATGCCGACACCTGAGATTCACGCGAAGTTGAGCGCATCGGCATCCCACTCGTGGCTCAACTGCCCACAGTACATCAAAGTGCAGGAGCTGTTTCCCGAGTCTACCAGCTCCTACGCGGAGGCCGGCCGTCTGGCTCATTCCATTGCGGAATACAAGGCCCGCAGCTACTTTCTCGAGCCCGTCGGCAAGCGGGGCTACAACGCCCGCCTGAAGAAGTTCGCCGCTGAGCCTAGTTACGATCCGGCCATGGAAGAGGCAACAGAGCTTTATCTGGAGACGCTGAAGGAACAGGCCATGACCTTTTCCGCACCGCCCTTCGTGGCGCTGGAGACCAGAGTGGACTACTCCGAATATGCGCCCGACGGCTTCGGTACCGCTGACTGCATCATGATCGGCGGCGGCCGCATCGTGATCTGCGACTACAAGAACGGCGCCGGTGTCCCAGTTGAGGCCGAGCACAACAGCCAGATGATGCTGTACGCTCTGGGTGCGCTGGCCAGCTTCCGCCCCATCTACGGCGATACGATCACCACGGCGCACATGGTCATCATCCAGCCTCACGCCGGCGGTGTGAAGGAGTGGGAGATCTCCGTGGAGGATCTGACGCGGTGGGGGCACGAAGTCGTGGCCCCTCGCGCAAAGACAGCGTTAGAGGGCGCGGAGCCCGCCTGCCCCGGCGATTGGTGCCGCTTTTGCAAGGGCAAGTCCCAATGCGCCGCCCGAGCAAAGCAGATGCTGGAGGTCGGCAAGCAGTATCAGATGGCGCCCGCAGTGGGCTCTGAGAAGCTGCCGCCCAAGTATGACGGCCCGTTGCTCTCCGATGAAGAGGTCGGCGCGGCGCTCTCGGCCGGTGCAGGATTGGTCGCATGGTAGCGGGTACACACTCCACCTCGCCAACAGAATCGCACACAGCGGCTCACACGGGCAAACAGGGGCTGTTTACACTGGGGGCTGCACTAGGGGCTGATTCTGCTATCGAAAACGGCAGAAGCTTTTTTGTTGGGTATTGCAGCGTAAAAAGCGTAAATATGACAGCTTTCCAGCGTGTTTAGATGCTGCGATCCCTTTTCATGAACAACGGCATTTTGGCACCGCCACTACTCTTGGATTGCACCGCGAGCCTTTGAAACGCTGCTCACAGATGTCAGGGCGTTCTATTTGTATGGTCGAAGGATGTGTGAGAGGGAGAAGCAGAGCGCCTTCTGGATATCGACGCACAATGCGTGCGTCGATATCCAGAGGCGACGCGGTCCCGCAGGAACGCGCAGTCCCCGCTGCTATTTCTTGCCCTGCACCGGATGGCTTTACGGCTTTGCCATGGTGTGGACAGCAGAGAACAGAGAAAGCTCATGTGCCGAATTGCTCCGTGAGCTTCTTCTGCACATGCTGACGTTCTGTCACACGGTCTATCGCGGCGAGCTGATGTTCGTAGCAGCGCTCCATGACCTCGTGCATTGGGATAAGCGTGTAGAGCAGGCTGCCGTTTTTCTTGATACCTCGCCGTGTGGTGATGCTGGTGCGCTCTGTGATGATGAGACCGCGTTCCTCCAACAGACGAACATGCTTTGAAACCGTGTTGCGCGAGAGGTGCAGCCTCTTTGCGATGGTCGCTTCACTCGGATGGCATTGATTCGTCTTGCGGTTTGCGTGACGCAGCAGGTAGATGTACACGGCGACTGCACCGGCAGGCAGGTCAAAGTCCAGCAGCTCATTCGGTACGGGGAAGCAGTTCTTTGCACGTTCCCAACCGACCGGCGGTTTTGTTCTTCTCATGCATCACCACCGCCCATCGTGTGCTGCCCGACCCATTCGATGAATTTCTCCTTCGGTACGACCATGCGGCTGCCGACGCGCAGCGTTGGGAAGTCCTTTTCGTGCATCAGCTCGTAGGCACTGGACGGCGCAACACCGAGCACTTGCGCGACCATTGCCGCGTTTAGGAACAGCGGCAGATCGTCATAGGTTTTGTAGGTTGATTCTTTCAA